CGATGTGATCGGCGTGGTTGGCTGCGTCCACTCGCCCGCAATCCACACAGGCCCAGGCATCCCTGGTCAGCACAGCCTGCCGCCACTTTCTGTGGGCCTTATCGCAGTACCCGCGAGCCGCTGCATTGGGCCTGCCGCTCTCGTCTCGCCTGGTGGCGGTACGCAGACGCGGCGGCCTGTGCGACGGGATTCGCTGGGGCATGCCCTAGCTCTTGAACATCACGATGCCCGAGGTGCCCGTGCTGTTGGTGCTGGCCGACACGATCTTGAGGTACTCAACGCCGAAGACTTCATCGGGCAGCGAGTAGGCCCGGCCATCCGTGCTGGACGGTGCAAGGGTCAGGTCGGCCACGCTGCCATCCGACTTGTACAGCCTGCGGAAGGCTGCGGTCGGGCTCGACGCCGTCCACATCTGCAGCGTTGTGGCGTTGGTGCTCATGGTGCCGAGCGAGACCACAGCACCGGCAACGTCACGCATATCGAGCGTGGTGGCCGAAGCGGTGGCAGTGTGCAGCGTGATGTCAAAGTCACGGTACTTGCGGCTGATAGATGCGTCTGACATGTGCGGCGTTTCTCCGGGGAGTTGCTGTCTAGGCTACCGGGCTGCAGCCATTCCCTTGCAGACGGCGTGCGTCCTGAAGCTCGGCCGTCAGTCGCTCGATATCGTCAGCCGCCTGAGCGAGTGCCTCGCGTTGCTGCTTCTGAAACCGCTCGGCTGCGGTGAGCCGGTCGATCAAGTCGGTGCCCAGGTGGTAGCCCGACAGCAGACGCAGATGGTTGGTCAGCTCGATGCCGTGCATGGCTTTAGATTGTGGGTCTACGGACGCGCCGGCGATGGCGGCAGCATGGCAACTGCTTCGGACCACGGCACAACAATAATCTCACTGAACCGACTAGCATCCAACTGAGCGAAGCCTGCCGCGTATAGACCGCCAGGGCCGACCTCCGACAGCAGGTCGCCGCCTAAGAGGTATGAGCCGTTAGACAGAAGCGTCGGGCGTGCGTAATGCTGCGACGGGTTCTCGGCCTGCACCTCAGACAATCGCTCGGCGAGGGCGTCATTGAACACCAGACCCCACCGCACAGCGTAACTGTAGGGCAGCGGCAGGTGGGCCAGCAGGTCGGCCACGCTTGCTGGGGACTCCGGCAGTTCTCCTGGCATCAGGTAGCTCCGATAGCAGTGACGAGGGCCGTCACGCGGGTGTCCAGCAGGGCAAGGTCGATCGACTCGCCAATGCTGTAGAACGCGAGGCGGGCGTTGGCGTGAAAACTTGCGCCTGAGTTGTTCAGTGCATAGATGAAGATGTTTTGACTGACTGGCGTTTCACTTGTAGCCGTGTTCGTCTGCGATGTTCCTCCAGCCCGAGAAACATAAGAAGCACTCGATGACCGGCTTGTGCCAAGAAGGCCGGCAGCTGACGCACCGCCGGCAAAGGAGCTAGATCCAGCAGTGCGGTTGCGAAAGGTGATCGCCGTGCCACCATCCACAAAAAAGTTAAACGACCCGGCAGCATTTAGCCCTGACCCAGAGTAAACCCTGACGCCCCCAGAGGCGACCGTGGAAGCATAGACGGCAACATGAAAACTATTTTGCGGGTCTGCGTTTCCGGCTCTGTTGCTATTCAAGAACTTGGTAGTGACATTCCCTAGCAGTCCAGTTGTCCGCGTGTAGTCCCCAGCCACGAAGTTGTTATTGGTCGGGGCCGTGCCCTTAAGCGGCACCAGTGCACCGGCAAGGCTGTTTGCACCGCATAGAATCACCGCTGCCTTCATGGCGTCCCAGATGCCGTCTTGCTTGCAGCCCTTCACAAAGTCGTTGACGGCTTTTTTGACAGCCTGCGGGGCCTGCTGCCCGTCTGCTGCGGCGACCGCATTGAGGTACGCGGCGGCATCTTTGTCTAGGTTGTTGGCAATCGGCCGCAAGAGCCGGGGCGACATGGGCATGGGAATGACTCTAGAGTGGTTGATGTAAGGTCAGTTCTTGCCCGGCTCGGGCTCGGTCACGTCGACCGTCCGCATCTGCGGTGCTGGCTTGCCCGACTGTATCGCAATGAGCAAGCGGGTCTGCTCGTTGACGGCGTCGGCGATTTCTCGCTGCGTCTCCCGCACCTCTTTGAGCGTCAGCCGGTGCTCCTCGAGGAGCGGCATGAGCAGGTCTTGCCGAATGAAGAACGCCAGCCCAACGGCCACCAGCGTTGGAAAACCCCACCGCTCCATGATGCTCATGAGCGTGTCTTTCGTTTCTGCCGTCACTTCATCCCCTCCTGCTGCCAGACCATCAGCATCACCCGGTTGGCCCGCCGCTCTAGCCACCACTTGATCATGACCTGAATGATGGCACTGGCCACAGCGGACAGCAGTAGCGTCCAGATCATGCCGTACTCGCGGTCGCCGTAGCCACCGACCGCCTGGTGCATCCGCTTCATGTCGGCGAGCGTGGCCTGTGCGACGATCTGCCGCTCTAGGTCGCTGTCGGCCGCCTGCATGAAGTCCGTTTGCCAGTTCTCCACGGCCAGCTGCGTCAGCAGGTCGACCTGCGAACGGCCGACCAACCACTTGCGTGGGCCGAGGCTTTGCCAGACGTGTTGCTTCAGGTCGGCAGGCGTCACTTGACCCTCCCTGTGCCGCCGCACGGCTGGCACTTCACCTTGACTGTGCCGTCACCGACATAGCCACGGCCTTCGCAGTTGGGGCACTTGTCGCCCGGCTTTGGCGTGGCATCGGGCACGTCGGGCCGGGCTCGCTCGAGCACCACGGCACGGGCCGTCTCGCAGGCCAGATCCGCCGAGATGGTCGCATCGTCAGGCAACGTGGCGACGCAGCCGGCCAGGGCGATCAGTAGGACGATTAGAAACCTCACAGCACGTCCCCCGTCCAGTCAGGCAGCTGCGTGGGCTGAAAGCCGCTGTAGCCGGCGTAAACGTAGGAGTCACGGCCAGAGAGCATCTTGGTGCACGTGGCCGCATCTACCCAGAAGCTGCAGTTACGAACCGCCTGCGGCATCGTCTCGGGGTAGTGCTTGCCCACGGTGTTGCTGTCGCCCCAGCTGTTGAAACACAACAGGCCGGGCCGCTTGCCCCATCTCACGCCCGCGAACACCATCGCGTGCCACCAAACGCCACCGGGACGGCAGAACCCGTCTTCATCGCGGGCCATACTGAATCCCTGGCCGCTGCAAACCATGCAGCAAAATCCGTGCTGGATCGCTGCGGCTGCCTGCTCAAAGTTGACGGCTAGCGTCGTCTCGCTGCACCGCCGCAACTTGGCGAACGGCTCGAGCTCGTCGGGGACACCGTTGCGGCCCCAATCCCTGTCTCTCTGCTGCTTGTTCTCCTCACGGATTAATATGCCGCCGTAGTCGACGCCATAGTGAAGGCAGCCGTAATCACGGATGGCCTTGGCAGCATGGAAACCCGTGGACCCGTCGCCGCCATTGTTGGAACGCTGGCCCCTGCTTTCCACGCGCGAAAAACCGTACAAACTGGCTTCGATGGTGCGAGCCCTAACAACCTCGGGCTCCTGGCGGTGGATGACATCGCAGGCAGCCACGAAGTCGGTTGCCAACGAGGCTGCCCAGCCAACGCAGCTGCCCACCGAACCCTGCGAGCCGCGCCGCCAGCCGGGCAGGCACTGCAACAGGGCCGGGTACAGCATCACCTCACGCCGCTCGTCAGGCGTGAAGCCGGGGGCCGCCGACGCCAGCGTCGGGTGCGGCAGCGTCGACACGAACGCCTCAGAGCCAGCGGGATCTGGCAAGTACCCAAAGGCATGCTCGGCCATCGCTCACCTCAAGCCAGCCCAAGCGATCGCCTTTGCCACGTTGGCGTAGGAAGCCCGCATTTGCGGCGTGACGGGCACGGCGTCGAGGCCGAGCACTGACCGCATGGCGGCCTCAACGCCGTCCCTGAGACCGTCCACGCTGCCCGGCTGGTGCCGACCAAGCCGACGCCACGCGATGTCGAGAGCCACGGTAGTGAACAACCGCAGGGCGGCCGTGTCGCGGAACGCCTCCACGCTCGAGGTGCCGTCCGCCTCGACCACCACGGCGGCCTTGGCCCAAGTGGCAGCCCACAGGGCACGGTCGGCCGGTGATAGGTTGGCCAACGCTTTCCGCACGGGCTCAACCGCCGTCCGCAGCTCGGTACTCGGCTCGGGCACGTCGATGCTGACGGCCGGCACGACCGGGTAGAAGTCGGGCACGGGCAGCTTCCCCCAAGCCGCGGCCACGATCAGCCCTGCGGCGGTGACGCGGGCGATGGCGGCACGGTGCTGGCCGGCGGCTGCGAAGGCCGCTCGTGCTGCATCCACGATTTGCCGCCAGTAGGGCGCAGCAAGCAGAGCAGCTGCGGCAGCGACTGCGAGGGTGCGAAAGAGAGTGTCATGGCTCACCGGACCGCCTCCACCTGAAGCAGGCACCACCGCACCAGGTTCTCGCCCTCCTTGGTCCGCAGTAGGTCGGCCAGCAACTTGACCGCCTGGTCGTCCATCTTGGCGTCGGTCTTGCTGGCGACCCACTCCGAAGCCTCGGCCACGATCAGCGACTTCCGGTACGGGTCGACTTCCTGCACAAACCGCTGCCCGTAGGCCACCAGCGGGTGCCACGCCTGCAGCAGCCGCAGGGCCTGCCAGACATTGAGGCTGTTGCCGTACTCGGCCTGCTCGGAAGCCGTCATCTCAAACGCTGGCATTTCAGTTCTCCGGTGGCTTCTCTGAGTCTGGCGTTTCGTCGTCGTCCCTTGCAGTCGAGTACCACAGGATCGTGTCTTGCAACCACTGGTAGCCCTGCTGGAAAAACTCTGTGGCCTCTTCGTTCACTTCCTTGTATTCCAGCCGGAATGGCTGGCGAAAAGACTCCTCCTCCAGCACTTTCCCTTTCTCGTCCGTCATGTAGATGTACGCGTAGTGGTTGCCGTACTCGCACACGATCCGCCGGTGGACGTAGTCCTTCTCTCGCTTGCTCACGGCTCCTCCTCCGGTGCCGGCTCGTCCACGTCATAGAGCGAGATTCGCCGCAGCGTTACATGTTGGGACTTCTGCACGGCCCGCATCTCGCGGGTCCGCTCGTCCCAAGTCGCCTGTATCCGCAGGCACGCGGCCTCAATGTCGACCGGCGAAGGGTCTACCTGCCGCTTGGGCTTGGCCCTGAGCTTGCGGTCGTGCCGTGGTGGCAACGCCCAGACGTCCCGCAGCCGGATCACCTGATCCTTGGTGATCGAGTACATGCTGCAGAGCTGCACGATTGGCGTGTGGTCGAGCCAATCGGCACGAAACGCGTCAATGCTGATCGTCGCTGTGTTGCCGGCCGCCATCCGATGGCTCCTCGTCCTCTTCCGCCAGCCAGGTCATGACGCAACGCTGCGCCGGGTTGAGGTGGATCGTCCATCCTTTGCGTTTCATCATGCGATGAAAGTTGACGTGCTCGCAGTCCCCGTCATCGCCGCTGTACTCGGCCTCAAGGTAGGGCTGCGTCTTGTAGATGCCGCACCCGCCAAAGGCTGAGTGAACGTCGATTGGCGGTGCCCCCGGCGGGGGCAGCCAAAACGTGAACCACGGGCCGAGTCGTGGCGTCCAGCCCAGCCAGCGGTAGGCCCAGTTGTCGTAGTGTGCCCAGGGGGCCTTACCGTCGATCAGCGTGCCGCCGTGCTTGAATAGCGAAGTGCTGGCCATGCACCCGGCCTTTGGTATGCGGCCGTGCCAGCCGATGCCGTTGATGATGCCGTTGACGCTCCACCCACCCCAGGCGTCAAGATCCAGCACGATTACGTAGTCGGCGTCCGGCATGTGCTGCCGCACCATCTCGCGGCAACGGTTGCGGTAGTCGGCCAGGGCCACCACTCGCTCACGCTCAAACCCGTGCAGGTGCGGTCGGCCGTTGTCGACCAGCTGCACCACGACGTGCTCGGGATCGTCGGCCGCCCACTGGCCCAGCTCCTGCTTTGTGCCGTCCGTGGAGTCGTTTTCAAAGACCACCAGTTTCCACTCGGCAAAATGCCGCACGGTCTCGGCAATCCGCTTGCGGCTCAGTGGCAGGATGCCGGCGATGTTTCGTGCCAGGCCGACTACTGCCACCTTGGAACGGGCGGCGGCGGTCGCCCCTTCGCACACCACGTCGCAAAACAACTGCGAAAACTCGCAGTCAATCGGCAGCGCCACGTCTGGGCTGTGCCGGCTGTCGAAGCGTATCAAGTCGCCCATGTTGCCCGTTCGGCAAACGCCGTCACGGCCTCCAGTCGATTGTCGTACTGCGTCACATGACGAAAGCGGACGTGCTCGGCTTGCCGCTGGTCTCGCGGGTGGTGGTTCCACTCGGCCCCAAGCCACGCCGTCCTGCGGTACAGCGTCGTGGGTGCGTCAAGACGGGCGGTGTGGCCGTCGAGCACGTAGCCCATGAGCTCGAGCATGGCCGCCTGCTCCCACCAGCAGTGCGTGATATGCCGGTTACAGTCCCAGGCGTGCGTGATGGCGTCCAGCATCGCCGGCCGCACGACCCACACGCCGCAGTTGGGCACCGTGCCATCGGCCGTCAGGTGCTCGACCAGGGCCTGGTCGGCATCCTCGGGCACCTCGTCCAAGATGTTTCGCGTGCCGTCTTCGATCACGACGTCGGCGTCGATCCAAACGACCGCCGGCCTGCCTGGCAGCGTCTGCTGCAAGCCGATGATCTTCTGCCAGCTCGGTGGCCGAGGCCCAGCCAAGTCGGCTGTGAAGCAATCCATGCCATGCCGCACGGCGTACCGCTTCATCAGCGGCAGCGTCACGTCGGCAATGGCTTGCCAATCGTCGCCGGTCCAGCCGGTCAGCAGCAGCGGCTTCACTTCCAGCCGACGAACAGTCGCCGCCCCCGTTGGTCGTCGCTGGTGGTGCACGACACGAACCGGCTGGCTACCTGCTGCTGGCTTGCATCGCTCAGCTGCTCAAAGTCATGAATGGCCAGAATGCTGCACATGCCGGCTGCCGTCAGGTACTCGGGCAGCGCCGCCTCGCCATGCACGGCGTCGTGGAAGATAAAGTCCCACGGCTCCAGGCCCAGCTGGCACTCACGCAGGAAGCGGCCAGCGTCGGCCTGGATCGGCTGAATGTTCTCGACGCCAAACGTCTCCCAGTAGGCCACCCGGTGCGACTCGGGCACGGTGTCCGACAGGTCAACGCTGACGACCGTGGAAGCCGGCGCGGCGATCGCCAGGGCCGCCGTCGAGAGTCCTGCGTGCGATCCGAGCTCGAGGATACGCCACTCCTGGCCTTGCACGACGCAGCACAGCTCGACCAGGTGCTCCTTAGCCGTGGTCATCTGGTGCGTGTCGTCCATCCTGGCAACGTACTCGTTCCACGTCATGTGATTCGCACGGTCGTGCGTCCTTCGGTGCCCCAAGACTTTTCCACCAACAGCCTGCCGACATTCGTGTCGTCGCCCATCACGCTTTTCAAGGCGTCAAGCACACCCTTGCTGATGTTGTCGACGTCCGGGCGAGGCAGCGCCGGTGCCTTCGGCTTTACGCCGCTCTTGTTCATGTGCGACTTCGGCCGGGCAAAGACCGCGTCGATGATGATGCTTACAGGGCCGGTGGCCTGACGAACGCCGGCTGCCCGAGCTGCAAGCGCCACCGCCTGGCGGTAGGCGTGGATCGGGTGCTTTTTTTCCACGTACCCGTGTGGCTTGTTATTCCGCACGCAGACCTTTGTCCTTGGCTGCGGCACGGGATTGCCGGGAATGCTGAACGTGATCGACATGCCGCCAGAGTGGCGACGGTGTCAAGCGAGCGTGGCTATCACGACCGGCGGCGTGGTAGCACCTGGTCGCCTGCGTCTCGCCCGTGCGTCACGCTGGACGCCGCGCGTTATCACGACGGCGGGCGTTGCTAACGGGAACCGCAGAAACACTGGTTCGCCTTACCTAGACGCGGCGGCAGCAGCGGCCGCGCCGATCGCGATGTTTGCCGCAGCCTCAGCATCGGCCGCTCTCTTGGCCTCCATGCCGGGCAGCAGATAATTTCTCCGAAGCGTCTTCCAGTCGTCTAGCGAGATGTCGCGTCTGTTGTTTACTCGGCACCACGCATCGTAGACCGCTTGCGTCTGCTGCGGTGATTCCGTCGTGAGGTAGTGAATGCCACAGATCAAGCCGCCGCATAGGACGATCACCGTCAGTAACGGAACGCCTGTGAAATAAAAGAACTCGCGGACATCGTCCGCTCTGTCATAAAGCCAATTCATTTCATTCTCCTGCGGTGCGCTTGGCGAACCACGCGATGCAGCGGACCCGCGAAGCCGTCTGCCGGAATGGTAAGTCAGCGGTCGCGGGCCGCTGATCGCTGGCGTTCTCACTCCATCCGAGCCAACCGCCGGCGCGGCCCGGCCGTGACCAGCGTGGTGACGCCGATCTCCAGCCTGGCCGGCTCGCCCTGCCGCTCCTTCTCCTTGCGGAACATCTCTGCCCTAGCCGCCACCCAAGGCGACAGTGCCAGCGAATCCAGAGACCGCAGCTCATCAGCCAGCGACGGTGCACAGTCCTCTTCCCTGTGCCTCGGTGGAGTCTTCCTGCAACGCAGGCCGTACGTGGCGGCAATGTTCCGCATGGTCGACCTGCTGACACCCAACGCAGCGGCAATGTCCGTTGCAGACAGCTCATTGTTGTTCCACAGGCGGAACATCAGCTGCACATCAACTGCGGCCTTCTTTCTTCCTGGCTTCATGGTGTCACTCCTTCGCCAGGGGCATGATCACGCCGGTGTACGGGCCGCACTTCAGCAGCACCCGGCTCTCGGCGGTGGTGGCGTACACGTCGACCTGCGGCTCCTCGTCCGCCGGGATGGACCGCAGGAACTCGACGACGTAGCGCGGGTCTACCTTCGTCGGGCTGGCATCGCCAGCAGTGACCAGCGGGCACCTCACCGTGCTCTCGCCGTACTCAGCCGAGCGGCCAGAGATGACCAGCGTGTCGGCCGTCCACACGCAGTCCACGCCCTTGCTCTGCTCACTCGTCACGATGGCGGCGGCCCGCACGCTGGCGAGCAGCTCGGCCACCTCGAGCACCGTGGCCTGGCCATCGGGCTCACCCACCACGTCACGCCACCGGGGAAAGCGGCCCTCGACCAGCCGGCCCGTCACGACGGTGCCGTCAAGCTCAAACCGCACGTCCTTGGCGTTGGCCTCCACCTGCACGCTGCCGTCGCCAGTGGCCATGCCGGCCACGATGTCGAGCACCCGGCGCGGCACCAGCGTCTGCCGTTCGTCCACAGCCTGGTCGGTCTCTGTCTCTACGCACGCCAGCCGCCGGCCGTCCGTGGCCACCCAGAACTGCGTAGACCCGTCCGCACTGGGCTCGACCTCAAGCAGCACAGCGCCGAGTGCGTATCGGCTGCTCTCGGAGTCCGTGGCGTAGGTGGTCGCCCGCGCGGCCCGTGCGAACTGGTCAGACGGCAGCCGGCACACAGCCTTCAGGTCAGCCGGTTCCCACGTCGGATACTCGGCCACGTCTTCCGTGGGCAGAGTCCATGAGCCGCCGCCGCACTTCACGGTGACGGTCGGCCCCTTGGCCGTCAGCGTCACCTCGTCGCCCGTCGCGGCCCGAACGATGGCCAGCAGCCTGGCGTGCGGCACAAGGAACGGCTCGCAGTGCTCAGCAATCGTGCGATCAATCCGCACCTCAAGATCCGTGCCGGTGACGAGCCCGTCACCAATGCGGCAGTTGGCCAGGATGGGCTTTGCAGGTCGGGCCGGCGTGGCGTGGTTGATCGCCACCAGGGCGTCAAGCAGCTCAGCCTTGTGGATCTTCACGGTAGTACCGGAAGCCTTCGTCTTCGTAGCGGTCGCGGTCATTGTGAGAGTCCTTTCTCTTCACCAGGGAAACGCCCACGGCACACCCGAGGGCAAATGTCAGAACGTTGAAAAGCATCCCGAGAGCGATGCATGTGAACTCGGAGACGGTCACGCGGCACCGCCCTTCTGTGATCCGTAGTGCAGGGCGAACAGGTGGGCCGCATCGGCCTCGGCCTGGTCGCGGTCGTGCCTGAGCTGGTTGGCCTCTCGGCACTTGTCGCGGATGGCGTCTGCGGCCCACTCCAGCAGCAGCCGCGTCGAGTCGGGCAGGTTTTGCTTCCATGCCGCCTTGGCACACATCTTGGCAAGCACCAGCGGTGCCGGGGCCGGGTACGGGTTGTCAGTTGCCATGCACCACCTCAATCCCACGGGGGCGGCCCTGTGCCATGCGGATGTAGCCCTTGCGTTCCAGCGCCTCGAGGTGGCCCGTCACGCCGTGTGGCGACTTGATCGACAGCGCCGCCGCGATTTCCCTAACGGTCGGGCTGTAGTACGCCATGTTCGCCTTGATCCACTCCAGCACTTCCCGCTGGCGAGCGGTCAGCGGCAAAGGCTCGGTTTCGGTCTCGGTGGTCATAGATCCTCCTCCTTGAGTTTCATTCCGGCCGCAAGCGCTGCGACCTCCTTCGGCCTGCGGTAAGGTGCCGGCTGATACTCAGCGAACTCCTTCGCCTTGCGATCCAGTCGCTGCTTCTTGGCCAAGTCCTCTGGCGTCTTCCCGGCGCTGCGGTTTGTCCCGCCACGGTCCTGCGACCGAGTCAGCCACGACACTAGAAACCGCCGCCAGTTGGACTTCCGGGCCTTGGTCGGGTTCGCCTTCAGCCACTCCGACGCACGGATCAGCTCCGTGTCCAGCACCGTGGCCGGGTATGCAGCGGCCCAGACCATGCGGTCTGGCTCGCTAATGCCCTCCCAGCCACTTTGCTCAGACCATCGCACAGAGTTGTTGGGCTGCGAGCGTTTCCGCCGCTTCGGCGGATCGCTCGTAGCAACAACCGGCGCAGCCGGTTGAATGTCTTCTGCGCCAGCAGAAGACTCTGTATCTGACGTTGACGTTGACGTTGACGTTGGATGGCATTCGTTTGCTATGCGTTTGCTATGCGTTTGCTGTGCGTTTGCTATGCGTGACGCATCGCCAGACCACCGCCCAGACGCCGCAGACCGCCCAGCCTGGGACCGCTTTTCCCGGATCTCGACGCACCTGCAGCGGTGCTCCTCAAGCTTGGCGTTTCGCCTGGTGTTGTCGTCGCAGACCGGGAACTTCTCTGCCAGCACAGGCCAGCACTGACCAACGCCTGGCGAAAGCCTCTCCATGTCAGCAGTTTCAAGCGGCAGGCACCCACGGTCCCACTGGATCATCAGCAGCGTCAGGTAGTGCCCACGCTCCTCGGCCGTCCAGCCAATGGTGCTGGTCAGGAAGTCCCTGACGTACAGCGGCAGGTACACGTCAACCTTTGTGTCAGCGGCCATGTGTCGCCTCTTCGTGCGTTGCAACCGCGTCCTGCCATGACAACTTGCGTCTGGCCTCAGCCACAAACTGCGGCGTCAGGCGTCCAATCTCACGAGACACTGCGTAGTAAACGTCCGCTTGATGGGCCGGCACCGATCCATCTCCGGCCTTGTGCTCAAAGTGAGCACGGATCTCCCGCAAAAGAATCTGCGTAAATGTTCTTGCTTTGCTCACGAAACGGCCCTCCACACCCGCTCCGGTCGCCCGCTGGCTGACGGCCTGGTCGTGCCCGTCGTCTCCACAAGACCGGCCCGCGCGAGCCCGTGCATACGCCGCGCGACTTGCTGCTCGCTGAGCCCGCAGCGGCCGGCGATCTCGTCCTTGGTTCCAGGCCCCGCGGCCAGCGCCGCGAGGATCTTCCGCTCATGGTCTCCGCGAAACTCGCGGGCCATGGTGCCGGCGATCTTGCTTGTCACCGGATCGGCACGCCGGAAGAGCGGCAGGTCGCACTGGCTGTCGATGAATGTGGGCATGTCTCACGTCCTTGTGTTTTGGCCCCGTCACGTGGGGCATCCGGTCGAGTCACCGCCGGCAACGGAGGTGGTGCGGCCTCGACTGCAGCGGTTACTCGCCACCTACGGCTGGGCTGCCAATGACGCCGGATGAAGCAGCGGCTGCGGCCATGGCGGGCCGTCTTGCGTTTGTCTCAAGCTCGTCGGCCTGGCGGATAAGCCGCTCGCCAATCGCACGCAGGCGTGGTGCAACAACCGATAGGGCCTGCTCCTGCGTCGGCTGCCAGTAATGCGACATGCTTTCACGCAGCGTTTCCCAGCCCTGATCGTCGAGCCTGCGTCGCTGCAGCTGCACGTACTCTCCACACGGGCTGAGGTGCATGGTCGAGCAGAAGTGCGGGGCCGGTGATTCGGTGTGCCACATGGACAGCGAGCCGAAGTTGAACCACGCCCGGTACATGACTTTTGGCTCGCTCATGCCGTCACCTCGCTCTCAGCCTCAAGGAACTCCACGCGGGCATGGATCTGGTCGAGCAGCTCGTCGGCCTGGAACGGCGTGAACGCCTTTTCCTTGAGCCGCTTGTCGATGTGGGTCCGCATCCGGTTGAGCTTTGCTATGTCACGCTCAGCGTCGATGGCAGCCCGAGCCACCTCGTACGGGTCGACCTGCTCCTCAGCCGGCGGCGGCGTCGCAGGACGCACCACGACCTGCTCAGCCGTGGCAGGCATGTCAGCCACCTCGTCCGGGTCGTAGATCCCGACAGCACCCTCCCAGCCGACGCTTTTGAGCCCAGCCGTAATCGCACGGCTGCGGAGCATCGCCTTCGGGTGCTTGCTGTAGTTGTCGTTGGCAGACAGCCCAGCCCGCTTTGCATCTTCCAGCGTGAACGTCTCGGTGTGCTCGTCGCCGTTGGGATGCTTGAGCCACAACACCGCCTTGGCCTCAGTCAGTTCCTTGAACTGAGAACGGCCGCCGCACGACTTGAACCTAGCCAGCTGAGAGTCGGCACGCTCTGTCACTGTGCCCTTAATGACCTGCAACTTGCGGCATGCGGCCATCGTGCCCATGCCAAGCTCGCGGCCCATTAGGACAATCGCAGCAAACGCAACGCCGTCCTTAATGTGGCTTGGAAGGAAGCCAGTGCGTCGCAACTGGTCGCCCATGTGCACAAGGCCGTCGAACGATGGCTCGTCGTGAGGAGGTGCGGCCACCGCTGTGGCCATCGGTCGAGTTGTCAGTCCAGTGCTCATGGGTCGTGTCCTTTCGCGTTGCGTCCTGTAAAAGCCGGTGTCCCCGTCCTGGGTCGCCGGCACGTGCGTCCTTGCCACCGGGGCTCCGCCCCGTCTCCTGTGTTCAGCCAATCCGCTCAAGCTCCTCGAGGTACAGCAGCAACCGGCCCTCGGCGGTGTCGACGAGGTAGGCCCCGTCCTCCAGGCCGTGAACCGTGCCGTCCTGGTAGCCGCCGCCAAAAGCACGGGGGCAGCGGACACGGTCGCCTCGCTGCGGCTTCCACACGCTGCCGTAGAACGCGGCCATGGCGGCCGATGCGGCAGCGGCTTCGGCATAGTGGGGATCGGTAGTCATCTTGGGGGCCTCCTTTGCTTGTGGGTTGCGTACTGTACGCCCGTTCATCGAAGAGTCAAGCGGCCAAAAACAGCCGCAACACGGTGAGTTGGGGAGTCGAATCCGTGTACACCGTTTATCGCCAGCGTTAGAACTGCGGCACGATAGCGGCGGCGTTAGAACTGGTCAACCGCACTGGCCAGCAGCGACGAGCCGCATGACCAAAACCAAAACCTCAATCCAGAACTCGATGCTCATGGTCAGTCCTCCTTGACTGCGGGTGGTGGTTCTATCGGCGGCGTTAGAACGTGTCAACAGCAAAAATGCTGGACGGTCTCAGGGTCGGCTCAGTTTGCCTGGAAGCCACCCTTGGGGCGGCCCGTGGTCTTCTTGGACTTGGCCAGCTTGCGGACAGCCGCCTCGTCAAACACTCGAGCAGTCGGGGCCGCCAGCCAGCTCTCCAGGCCGCCGTCCTTCGGGTCCAAGCCGGCCAACTGTCGCACCCGCCCCATGCTGACGCCCAGGATCTTGGCGGCCTCAGCCGTGGAAATCAGTTTTTTGCCTTCCGGCAGCGCCACAACCATGCCTCCCAGAATAACCACGCCGTTAAAAGGGTCAACCGGCGGCACCAACTACCCGCTTTGCCCCGGCGAGCCGATCCCCCGTAGGATCGGCTGCCGGGCCAAAGTACGACTGGAGGCGGCGGGAGTCGCAGCCATGTACACCTGTATACTGTTGGCCCAAACCATGAAAGGGCCGAGCAATGACGATGACGTTTGCGGAGTTGATCGAGCGATATGCCACGCTGCGAAACCTCGACGCCAAAACGGTGTCGCTCTACCGTGGCTTGCAGGACAGGCTGACGAAGTTTTTGGGACACGAACCAACCGTGGCCGACCTCGACGACCTGATCATCTCGAGGTACTTGCGGTGGCGTGCCGATACGCCAGCGTGGATGGGCCGCAAGCCGTCGCCGGCCAGCGTCCAGAAGGACAAGGTAATGGTGCAGGCTATGTGGAACTTGGCCGCCCGCAAGCGGTGGGCAGCCGACTTCCCTGAGTTGCCACGCATCAAGGTTCCCAAGCGTCTGCCAACCGGCCGGGCCTACACGGCCGAGGATGTCGCCAAACTCGTCATGCGTGCCAAGCGGCGGCAGGGTCGCACCGGCGGCAAGCCGTCCGCCTGGTGGTGGTCGACGCTGATCTACGCGGCCTACTGCACGGGCGAGAGGTACTCAGCCCTGACCAGCCTGAGATGGGGCCAAGTGGATCTGGACCGCCGGCGTGTCGTCTTCCTTGGGGAGACCCGCAAAGGCCGCACCAGGGACATCGAGCGGGACATCGCCCCGGACCTGGCCGCCATGCTGGCCGCCCAGCAGGGGCCACCAGAGGCCCTGGTGTGGCCGTGGGACCGCAAGAGCCGGGCCCAGTGGAACAGCCTTAAGCTGCTCTGCCGGCTGGCAGGCGTCAAATACAGGGGCTTCCACGGGTTTCGCAGGACGGCGGCGTCGTACGCAGCCTTGGCCGGCGGGACGGCCGCCGCCACGCAGCTGCTCGATCACGCCGACCCGAACATGCAGCAGGTCTACGTGGACCCGACCATCTGCCCGCAGGCACGGGCGACGCTGCCGCCGCTCGACCTGGGCGGGCCTAGCGGCTAAACCGTTCAATCTGGGCTTTGGTCTCTGCCTCAATCTGCTGCTTGCACAATGCGTCCCAGTGTTCAGAAACCTTTTTCCAGTTGTGGTAGTTCTCGGAGTCCTTGGCCATGAGAAACGCATCCGCAACAACAGCAGCGTGAATAGACTTGGCCATCAGGTCGTCGCCTTTTTCAACGATTTCGTATTGCTCAAAGGCGTCAGCAATCATTTGGTTTTGAAATCTTTTGGCCGCAGACTTTTGGGCAACACCAATCCCAAGGAGCATGACGGCCGAGCCAGCAACGGCTAAAGCCAAAGCTCCGACCCAAGCAGCTGCATTTAAGCCGGAGCGCCTGCGTGCCACTGGCTTTCCAACTCCGTGTCGCCGGACGTCGATTTTAGGCAGATCGTGTGTGTCCATGACGGCCATGCTACGTCCGCCAAACTGGGCGGGGCAACCCGTCTTCAAAAGGGGCCGGGCAAGCGGGGAGGCACCGCGGGGGAAAGGATGACCCTACGCCGCCTACAACCCGCCGCCCGGCTCAGTCTCGTCCCTGCCAGTACGTGATTCGCTCTTCCGCACGGGCAAGCTCGCATAGGAGCCTAGCCCGCTCGGCCAGCAGCCGGATCACGTCGGCCGCCAGCGTGCCCGAGGTGCCCGTGTAGGCACCCTGGAACTTGCGGGCCCGGTGCTCCATGCGGGCCAAGTCGTCATCAGTCAGCGGCTGTGCCACCGTGCTCCTCCTGGTACAGCAGCAACGCCAGCAGGCTGTAGGACGCCAGATCCAGCAGCGTGTCCTCCACACCCTCGTGACCGAGCCGGCCCGTAGCGTTAAACGTGGCAAGCCGCGTGACCTTGTCGCTGAGCCGCACCATGGCACCCTTCCACGGCTCTATGCCCACGAACGTGGCTCCGTTGCGGATATTCGCCAGCGGGTCGTTTCCAGACGGGCAGCCGTAGTCCTGCGACTTCCCGGCGTGCATGGCCTTGAGGCGGTCGCACAGGTCGTAGAACGCCTGGCTGGTTGGGTGCGTGCCGTCACGCAGCAGCGAGTCACCACGCCACGCCTGCGAAAGCACCTCGGCTGCACACGCCTGGGCCGGCTCGCAGCCAGCCAGCAATGGTGGCTTGTAGCCGATCAGCTTTTCGTCAGCCGGGTCCGTGTTGTCGAGCCGCTCCCGAACTGCCGCCCGCATCGCCTCGTTCGCTTTCTCCAAGATCGCCGCCGTCATGTCGTTTCCTTTCGTGGCCCGGCCACATGCGTCGCAATCATCCCGCCGTCATTGGCGTAGATGAAAGTTTCCATAGCCTGTCTAGCGTTCAAGAACCCAAGGCTCGCGTGCCA